AGGAATACGGCGTGGTATGTTGCCGCCTTATTTAATGGAACATCAATTTCTCCTGGATTAACAAAATCACCATTAGCAACATCAACATTTACACCATCATCAACTCCTTATGATATAAACTTATTTAGAATTAATGGATTAAATGATTATACTATTGGTGGTAATGCTTTACTGAACTACGCATCAACTTATTTATCACCAACAGAAATTGATAGTTTCGCAACAAGAGCGAATACACTACAAATAGCATTCGCAAGAAATATATTTACACCATAAGAAATGATAATACTACAGGAAGGATATAACAACGCAAACGCAACTTGTTCAAGGAATAAAAACTTGACTGGTTCTGTTTGTTATTTGTTCAGTTTCAAACACAAACTATCTCAAGAGGTTTGGAGGCTTGTACCATACAGAATACCACCAAGTGTAGGATACGCACCTGGTTATGATTTATTTAGTATTACGATAGACCCAAGTCAACCACAAGCATTCTTGACGGGGGCAACAACAACAGGACAAACAAATGTTCACTTAATTGAAGGTGAGTATTATGTTAAAGTATGGGAACAATCCACTGCTTTATCAGGAAATACAAACCCCAATCTTGCCTATGATGTAGTTTATGAGACCATTGCTCAAGTGAACTATTCAGCATCAACACAACCTATCACTTACTCTGGAACAAGTGATATTTATAAAATATACGAAGGATGATAAATATTGAAAAACTAAACTTTGGTGTAAACACCATAACATCATTTCAAGAGGTTATTACAAAGGGACAACCGTTTGTATCTTGGGGTGTGGACAACTTATTTCCAAATGAGTTGTATATGTTATTGGACGCATCACCAATCCACAACTCTGCTGTAAGAGCCCGTGTTGATAATTCTGTTGGTTCAGGATACATCAATGACTACAAGATTAACTCAAAACAATACATCAATGATGTTGCCAAGCAAATGTTCTTTGAGTTGATTGTAACGGGTAATTTGTTCTTGGAGGTTGTTTGGAGAAAAGATAGAAAAGAAGGACTTGCTGGTTTCCATGTTATTCCATCAAAGTATATGAGGGTTCATAAACCTGAACATCCAGGTGAACCATCAACAAAATATCTTTATTCAAGGGATTGGGCTAATTGGAGAAAAGGTTCATCTATTATTGAGTTCAGTGAGTTTGACCCAACGAACTTTACTAATAGACAAGTTATTCATATTAGAACTTATGGTCCTCAAAGTGAGTTTTATGGTGTTCCATCATATCTTGCTTGTATCAATGATATTAAATTAAACCACGAGATTACTGTATACAACCTTGCCAATATCATCAATGGTTGTTCTATGGGTATGTGGGTACATTTTTCACAGCCTCCGCCTGATTCAGAATACGAACAGAATAACATCTTAAGAAAGATTGAAGATAGATACATGGGAGCAGATAATGCTAACAGGGTAATCATTTCTTATGGTGAAGAAGGACAAAAACCTGATATTACACAGATACAAACAAATGTTGAAGATGGTTATTTTTCATCAATATTTGAGTTAGTACAACACCAAATCTTATGTGGACATAACATACCCGATGCTTCAATTATCGGTTTACCACAAAGAACTGGTTTCAGTTCATCAGCAGACCAATTAGAGACAGGTTTCAAATTGTTCTTATCAACAAGTATTTATCCATTACAGAAATTCTTGAATAGAGAGTTAAAACCTATATTGGAATTGATTTATCCAAATGAACAAATTGACTTAACTATAACACAAAACAACATCATATAATGTCTTACAATGTACTCTTCATATCAGAAAGCAAACTGAAAGATAACACACCTATCACAGATAATGTGGATTCATCGGAATTACGCTATTGTATACAAACGGCTCAATCAATTTATATGACTGAATCATTAGGTACAAATCTTTATGAATATCTATTAAAAATTATTGATGATAACACAATCAACACTGATGTGTCTTTGATTAGATATAAAGAGTTGATGAATAACTTTATTCAACCCACAATGATTGCTTATAGTTATATGTTGGCATTAGATAACTTTTTTGTTAAGTTTATGAATGTTGGATTAGTTCAGAATAGAAACGAACAAGGGTCTGCAATAGACCTCAAGATGTTACAATATCTAAAATCTAATTCCAAAAATACTGCCGAATTTCAAGACAATTTATTGAGAAGACACTTGTTGTTCAGGTCAGGATGGTATCCAGAATATTTTTCAGGTAATTTGCAAAACGGAGAATTGCCACCACAAACAGATACTCCATTTAGAGCAAGTGTAACATTACCTGGTGGTGGTTATTCTTATAGTAGGAGTGGTTGGAACGGAAACTTTAATATGATGGGTCCGTTGTGTGCTGGTAATGGTTTTCCAACTTGGTATGGAGGAGCGTCTAATTCACCAAATCCACACCATTAAATCCAAATTATATTACAGCAAATCGCGCTAATAGTTGATGCGGAAACCCCATATTGTTTTGCTAAACTCCTTTGAGTTTGTTTTAACACATTATACGAATATCTAATATCATCAGCAATTTTTTGATTCAAGATTGCTCTTGCATTATTTTCACCTTTTTGAGTACCATTTGCTTTTAGTGTTGTTGATAATTTTTGTCTTGTTTCAATAGATGATGATTTACCTTTATTATGGGCAATTTTACCCATATTAGATTTACTAATTTTATCTTTAGTTTCTTCACTTAATACCGCTCCTAATCTTCTTTGATTACCTTTCGCTGACTCACTTATTTTTTTCTTTACATCATCTGATAATTTTCTTCCTTTATTTAATATAGAAGATGATATTGCTAATTTTTGTTTAGTTTCTTCAGAATGCTTAAAACCTTTTCGGCTAATCTTTTTCATAATTTCATCACTAAATCCAACAGTTCCTTCACCACCATCAGTTAGATTAGTTAATGTTCCAGTTCCTAAATCAATTCTACCATATTTTAGTATTAGTTCTTTTTCTTTTTCTAATGCAAATTGATATGAAATATCTTCATACACTATTTCAACTACAATATCAGTTTTAATTGCAATATTATTCCAATGTGGATTTCTCCATTTTGTTTTTCTTTTGGTTTTACTAACTGATGTACCAATAAATGCTCTTGTTTTTTTGTTTCCAATACCAATATAAAAAATCTCATTAGTATCTAATCTTCTGTGTTGATATACGACTGCCATAACAATACAAAGATACAACAAAAAACCCCAACTTTCGTCAGGGTTTTGTAATTTATTTCTTATTTAATTGCTTCAACGCAATTTCAGTCAATCTAATATCTTTCTCAAGATACTCTGGTGTTTTATAACCTGATGATGTAAATGTTGCCTGTTTAATTCTTAAAGAGTTTAATTTCTTTGTGAAGAATTCAATTTTTTCATTACTCATAATTGTAAATATTATTTAATCATAGATATATGTTCATCTACTTTTTCCATCAATTCAACCATATTTTTTGAGTAACCTTCTTGAATAAACTTTTCCATCATTGTAGATATTTTTATTAAATCAACCATACTTGGTTTTTTACCAATTAATGTAAAATAGTTAACCGCTGTAGAAATCTGTGATTGTCTAATAATCTGTTCTTGTTGTCTTGTATTCTTTTCCATATTAGTATCTATCTCCTAAATGTTGTTCGTATGCTTTTTTTTCCATTTCAAGTTGTCTTTCTTTATACAACTCATATTGGTAATCTTCATCACCATCTTCTTGGTTTTTAGGTCCAAAAAGTTTCATAATGATTTCTTGTTGTGTTAGTTCCTCAACTAACTTTCTGCGTTCTGATGGAAATACAGGTAGTGTATATTCCAATGTATGTTTTGAATGTCCCATAGTTCAAATATAGTAAAACGATTTTATTGTATCAAATTATTTTAAGTATTTTTCTAAACCAGTGTAATCAATATCCAACTTACCAAAGTGGGGGAACATCTTAACCAATGTGGTTATTATGTAATGTTCAATAATATTGATTTGTCTATTATTATGATTAAAAAACCCCATATGCATCTCCATTTCAATATGTTTTTTATCTAACATAATCTGTGAGTGTAGATTTTTTGTTACTGATTTAATCATCAAAATGATGTAGTTATCATTACTTGAAATCTTGAACTTGATACCCAATTTTTCAATTAAAAAATCAATGGGTATCATTTTGAATCTTTTATAAAAGAGTTGTGGTAGTCCTTGAAAATATCATAGTCCAACTTGGCTTCAAAGATATCACCAGAACACTCACAATGTTTGTCTAATTGAGTTTCTACACAATGGATAAGTGTAATCTTCACTCCATCAGTAAACTTGATTTCTACCTGTTCTGTGGAGTAAATTACACCACCTATAATTGTATTTGTCTTCATATCAATTTGTGTTTTATTAAGAATTGTTCGTGAACACTCAACTCACTATTTAAGTCATATCCAATGTTCTGTAACATTAGTTTTGATTGTTGTTCAACATAATCATTTCTGTCTTGTGCTCCCTGTGAATAATTGATTACTCGTTCATTATAAACAATTTCAGCACACTTTTCACAGAACAATTTGTATTCACCTTTTTTGTTAAAGTCAAACTCTGTGTGGATAACATAGTCCTGTTCTTTGGAACACCAAACATATTCTTCATCATCAATGTATATTACTTTTGTCCTCTTGTGATACGCCATTTCTTAATTGTGGGTAATTCTTTTCATCCCATCTCATTTTGTTGGCAATCTTGGTTATGTGTCCACGACTGACTCGGTACTTGATAGAAATGGTTTTGTGTGTGTAATTCCCTGTTGCTAACAACTTACGGATGTTTCTTACTTTTTCAACTGATAATTTTATTGCTCCCATATTATTTTATATTATGTCTTGTATTGAATTGAATATGAACGGGTGGTGTATCTACTCCAAATTCATATCCAAGTGTTTCTAATAACCTCTGGACCCCCTGAAAGTCCTCATCTTGTATGGGGTCTAACTTGAGATAATCCATTTCATCAGATTCTTCTTTATCTTTCTTGGAATAATGTAATTTACATTGTGTTGAAATCTTAAATGGACCTGTCTTTGATTTGTAAAAGTTATTTTCAGATAGATATGTTCCACAGTTCCGACAAAAATAAATCCAACCATCTTCAGTCATCATCCTTCTACGGAGATTAAAATTGATTTGTTCTTTACCCATATCTATAAATATCTACAAAAATAGGAAAAAACTTATAATAAATCAATTTAATTTGACTTTATAAGAAACTATACTATATTTGTTTATATGAAAAGTATGTTAATGGACGAAAAAATACACACAATGTTGAAATCATATTGTGTTGAACATGGACTTGTAATGAAAGTTCTGGTTGAAAAACTAATTGTTAATGAGGTTACTCAAAATCATCATAATCAAACTACAATTGTAAAAAAATATCCAAGTTATGAAGGATAATATAAACTCTATTGTTGTCTTAAAAACCTATTGGGAATCAATAAGAGAGTTTCCATCAGAACAACAACTAATATTATGGAACTCTATTTTTGATTATTCTTTCAATGATGTTGAGCCAGAATTAACTGGTTTAACAAAATCTATTTGGATATCAATTAAACCTACAATTGATTCATCTATGAAAAGATATAAAGCATCTGTTGAAAATGGTAAAAAAGGTGGTGCCCCAAAAGGAAATAATAACGCTAAAAAACAACCAGAAAACAACCTACAAACAACCCAAGAACAACCTGAAAATAACCTTAAAGGTAGTTTAGATAAACAACCTACAATTAACCTTTATAAGGATAAGGATAAGGATAAGGATATGGATAAAGATTTATATTCCTATAAGGATGTTAATAATGATTTTTTTGAAATTGATATTACTGAAGGTGTTAATGATGATTTATTTGAAGACTGGTTAAAAACAAAACAAGTGTTATAAATTACTACTCAACAAAAAAGAGTAATATTTAAGTAATATGATAGATAAAGATACAATGGAAATTGCTACAGCAAACATAGTAACACCAGTGGCTGTAGGAATAACTTTAATGAACCCAATTACAGCATTAACCATATTATCTATTTCAACATCAATTATCTTAAATGCGGTATTGATATACAAAAATCTTAAAAAGAAAAATTACCAAGATACTACAGAAGAAAAATAAGTTTATTATATTTAACTTAATTCTAATGTACCCATGTTAGATTGATGAAACCCTTGTAAAGTCCCATTTTCAAGGGTTTTTTTATTGGATAATATTTCTTATATTTATAGAACTCATCATGGTTGGACTGCGTTCTGATATACTGTCCATTTATTTTTT